CCGGGTGAGGATGTCTCGACCCCGGCGACGCCAGACTCGGGCGGCACCTATGAGCCGTTCCAGTATCGGACCCTGCTGCAAATCGCGGCCGCGCTGGGCGTGCCCTATGGCTATCTGACTGGCGACACGGCCAAGGGAAACTTCTCCAACACGCGGATCAGCCTCATCGAATTCCGCCGCCGCATCTCGGCCTGGCAGCATGGCGTGTTGGTCTATCAACTCTGCCGCGCCGTCTGGGTGCGCTGGATGGACACGGCTGTCTTGTCGGGTGCGCTGAACCTGCCGGGCTATGACAGCCAGCGGCGGCAATATCAGGCCTGCGCCTGGTTGCCGACCAAATGGGATTGGATCGACCCGATGAAAGACGCCTCGGCCGAGATCCTGCAGATCGAAGCGGGCCTGAAATCCCGCACCCAAGCGCTGGCGGAGCGGGGATACGACGCCGAACAGGTGGATCGGGAAATCGCCGCCGAGCGCAAACGCGAACTGGCGCTGGGCCTCGATTTCCGCCGTCCGGGATCCCCGGCGCAGGGGCCCGGCGAAGGTGGGGCGAAAGATGCGGATCAGGACAGCGGCAAGGACGACGAGGCCGACGACACTGGCGATCAAAAACCCGACCTCAAGGAGGGCGCATGATGCACCACGCCCAAATTGCCCAGCGGGCGTTCAACACTCCGCTGATGGTCGATCCGGCCAAGGCGCTGGCATTCCTGTCCGGGCTGGGGCCGCGCATCACCGGGCAGGAGATCACCTTTCAGGGGCTGGAAGTCGACGGTTTCGATCAAGCCGCAGCCACCCTGCCCGCCCGCGCCTCGCTGTTCGGCAACGATCTCGCCCAGCGCCACCAGCGCAATGGCACCCAGCCCTTCGCGATGATTGACGGCATCGCCGTTATCGAAATCGCGGGCACACTTGTCCACCGTGGTGCGTGGATCGGGCAGTCCTCGGGCCTGACGTCCTATGAGGGGATCGCCGCACAGCTGCAGGCGGCGCTGGCCGATCCCGGTGTGCGCGGTATCGCGCTCGACATCGACAGCTTCGGTGGTGAGGTGGCCGGGGCCTTTGATCTGGCCGACCGCATCCGCGCCGCCCGGGTGCAGAAGCCAGTCCACGCTTTTGTCGCGGAACACGCCCTGTCGGCTGGCTATGTTCTCGCCTCCCAAGCCGACCGGATCGTCCTGCCCCGCACCGGCGCTGTCGGCAGCATCGGTGTCGTGGCGCTGCACACGGACATGAGCGGTGCGCTGGATCAGAAGGGCATCGCCGTCACGCTGATCCACGCGGGCGCGCACAAGATCGATGCGAACCCGTATCAGCCCCTGCCCAAGGCGGTGCACGACCAGATGCAGCGCGAGTTAAAAGTGGTGCGCTTCCTTTTTGCCGAAACCGTCGCTGCCGGTCGCGGTGATCGGCTGACACAGACGGCAGCGCTGGCCACCGAAGCTGCCGTGTTCCGCGGGGCCGACGCCATTGCGGCCGGTTTGGCCGACGATCTGGCAGATCCCGTCACTGCCTTCCGCACCTTCGCCGCCGCACCTCGCGGCACAACCTCACCCAGCAGAAAGGGTCCACAGATGACCACCACGTCCACAGAAACCCCGAACCCGGTACCAGTTGCCGCTCCTCCTGTGGCAATGCCTGCGGTCGCGGTCGCACCCGCCACGCCCGAACCGCCGGTGAACGCGGCAGCGCCCGTCACCACCACCATGACCGCCGACACCGTGCGCGCCGAGGCGGCCGAGGTTGCGCAAGTTTGCGCGCAGGCCGCCCGGCTCGGCGTGACCATCGACGCGGCCGACGCGGTCACCAAGGGGTTGAAGCCCGAAGCCCTGCGCGCCCGCGTGTTGGCCGATCTCGCCGCCCGAAGTGACGCGGCGGGGATCATCGCTACTGCCCCGGCTGCTGCCGCCGCAAAAGACAGCCCGATCATCGCTGCAGCCAGGAAGGCTGCGACCGACGCCAAGCGCTGAACCAGCGCCACTCTCACCTTCCCCAGAACATGGAGACTGACCAATGCCCGTCCTGACGGAACAGCCCAGCATGGGCGATGTCCTCAAATATGAGGTCAACCCGAACTACACTCGCGAGGTGATCACCCTGCTGCAAGGCCTGCCTTATCCGGTCGGCTCAGTGCTGGGGAAGATCACGGCCAGCGGCAAATACACATTGTCTGCCGCAACCGGGGCTGATGGCGCGCAGGTCGCCGTCGCGGTCCTTCTGTATCCGGTGAATGCCACGTTGGCCGACGCCACCGGTATCGTCGTCGCTCGTGGCCCCTCCATCGTGTCGCGCGCAGGCCTTGCCTACGAGGGCACTGTCAACGACGCGGCCAAGATCACCGCCAAGATCGCCCAGTTGGCCGCCGTCGGCATCATCGCCCGCGACGGCGTCTGACGCGCGACGTCGGCATCCATTCCCCTTATTCCCCGGAGCACCCCATGACCCTTGTCCGCAATCCCTTTGACGCTGGCGGTTACTCGCTGGCCGAAATGACGCAGGCCATCAACATCCTGCCCAACCTCTACACCCGCCTTGGCCAGATCGGCCTGTTCCGCTTCGAAGGTGTCACCCAGCGCTCGGTGATCATTGAGCAATACGAGGGCGTGCTGAACCTGCTGCCTTCGGTGCCGCTGGGCGGTCCTGCCACCGTCGGCACCCGCGAGGGGCGCTCGATGCGCAGCTTCGCCCTGCCGTGGATCCCGCATGATGATGTCATCCTGCCGAACGACATTCAGGGCCAGCCCGCGCTGGGCGTCTTCGATGGTGCCGACCCGCTGGTCGAGGTGATGAACCGCAAGCTGCAGCTGATGCGGCGCAAGCATGCCCAGACCCGCGAATACATGGAGATGAACGCGCTCCGCGGCATCGTGAAGGACGGGGCCGGGACGACCCTCTACAACTACTTCACTGAATTCGGCCTGGCGCAGATCTCGGTGGATTTCCTGCTGGGCACGGCAGGCACCCTCGTCCAAAGCAAGGTCCGCGAGGTCTTGCGGGCAATCGAAGACAACCTCCTCGGCGAAAGCATGACCGACGTGCATGCCCTCGTCAGCCGCGAATTCTTCGACAAGCTGATCGCGCATCCTAAGACGGAAGAAGCCTACAAGTTCTACGCCGCCACCGGCGCGCAGCCCCTGCGTCAGGATGTGCGGCGCAACTTCCCCTTCGCGGGCATCGTGTTCGAAGAATACGCGGGCACCGTCACCCTCTCGACCAAGGCAACCGAACGGCTGGTTCCGGCGAACGAGGGCATCGCCTTCCCCTTGGGCACGATGGACACGTTCACGACCTATGGCGGCCCGGCCAACCTGCTGGAGGCAGCGAACACCATGGGCCTGCCGCTCTACGCCCGCCAGCACCTCGACGAAAAGGGCCGCTGGATCGACCTGATGACCGAGGCCTCTATCCTGCCGGTGAACAAGCGGCCGCGCATCGCGATCCGCATTCACACCTCGAACTGACGGGCAATCATCATGAACGTCTTCGCTGCCGCCATGGACCGGATCTATGCCAACCCGTCCATGGCGGCGGCGGCTGTCTGGATTTCCGCGACCACCTCGGAGGAACGCCCCATCCGCGTGATCCGCCGTGCCCCGGACCGCATCACCGAATTTGGCGCCGGGCGGTTTGTCAGCGACACGATGATGGTGGACGTCCGCGTCTCCGACCTGCCCGATCCCCGACCCGGCGATCTGATCGTGATCGGGGCCGATAGTTTCACCATTCAGGGCGAGCCAGTGCGCGACCGCGAGCGCCTGATCTGGTCACTGGACCTGCGGCCATCATGAAGTTGAGGATCGCGTTCGATCCCGACCTTGTAGCTCTGATGCAGGCCGAAATCGCCGCTGGGGAAAAGGCGGTGTCTGCCGCCATGCGCGAAGCTGGCACCTCCCTGAAATCCGCCTGGCGCGGCCAGATCACCGGAGCTGGCCTCGGCACCAGGCTGGGAAACAGCATTCGCCTCGCCAGCTTCCCGAAATCCGGCGACAGCCTGAACGCTGCGGCGCTGGTCTGGTCGAACGCCCCAGTGATCATCGGCGCACATGACACCGGCCCGCTGATCCGGTCCAAGGACGGTTTCTGGCTGGCGATCCCCACCCCAGCTGCCGGGCAAAGCACGAAGGGCGGCCGGATCACCCCCGGCGAATGGGAACGCCCCACTGGGCTGCGGTTACGGTTCATTTACCGTCGCAGGGGGGCCAGCCTGCTGGTGGGTGAAGGGCGGCTCAATTCCAAGGGGCGTGCGGTGGCGTCACGCTCAAAGACCAGACGGGGTCTCACCACGGTGCCGATCTTCCTGCTGGTGCCGCAG